ATCATGTCCTCCTTAAACATGTAGTTCACAAAGTTTGGCTTGAAGGACAAGTGATTTGCGATCTTCAAGAAACACTCACCAATATAGCGTGGAATTGGTGGTTTTGTATCCCATCTTGAAGCGCGATCAGCCTTTTCAGGTTCTCTACCATACTTCTTAATGAATGCATTTTCAACATCATTCCGATACTCAATCAGTGCAGCGAGAAATTCCTTATTATTGACGTAATGTTCAGACCTTTTTCTTTTGGTCATACCTGGTTGTATCATAAGTTTATCTCATAATATGTATGAATTATATCATCTTAATGACGAGGTGACAAGGAGACTTGACACATTTCAAATACCAAGTAGAATACCTTTGTGGGGGTTGATAAGAAAGCTATATTACTCTTGAGTTTTATTATAGATCTTCTCTAGAATTTCTTTTACATCGTTTACGTTTCCTAGACGACCCATCTTACGATCAAGACTTGATTGATTGGTCGAGTTCTTATCAGATTCGGATGATCTAATATAGTCTTGATACATCATTATCATTTCTATATCTGTTGACTCGGACATAGTTAATACATCTTCTAGATTGACAACAAACATATCATCAGTTGTTGTCTTTAACCATGGTTCAATTTTATATCCCACTACTCCCATTCTTCCTTTAATTTCATTTACGATGATAGGATGAGAAACCAACAGCATGGTCCTATCCTCTTCTTCAGAAGCAGCTACTCTGGCAAAGATCTCTTCACCTGATTTTAATTTGACTGTACAGTAAAAATCGTCTTCTATCATATCTTTAATTGAATAGTGATTATCTCATAGTTAAAATTTTCCTCATTATATGTTTTGATTCTTTCTATGAAATGATTGAGTGTGTAATTTCTTCTGGACTTGGTTGTACAATCATCAGCGATGTCATACAGAGTTGCTTTTACTTTGTCTTTTCCTTTTCTAAGAACTCGTCCAATACTTTGAAGATTACGGATTCTTGATTTACTTGGAGAGGCAAAGATAACATTATGGAGTTTTTTAATATTGATACCTGTACTAAAAGTTCCATAAGAGGCAACGATGATAGCGTTGTTTTCTCGTTCTGTAATCTCTCGTACTAATTCCCTCTCTTCTGCATCTACACCGCCATGTACAAAAAATACCTTACGGTCATCTCGCTTGTTATTATTTATCTGATCGTAGAGTACCTGTCCATGGGCTTCGACTCTTGCAAAAAGAACAAGAGTGTTCCCTTTAAGATCTAGTGCAAGGTTTTTAATAAAACGATTACGTTGTTCATGAGAGATAAGATATTCAATCTCATCGTTGTATGTTTCAAACGTCTGTGGTGCATGTTTGAGAACAAGACACTGAATATCAAGTTGTGATAAGTGTCCTTGCCTCATCAACTCATCAGTTCTGGTGACTTTATATGATGGTCCAAAGAGACCCTCAAGCACCCACTTATGCGTCTGTGTGCCGTCTAATGTGCCAGTAAAACCAAAGCGATACTTTGCATGATGTAGTTTGGTCATGATCTGAATCAGTGACTTGGATTTGAATAAGTGAGCCTCATCACCAATCACAACTTCAAATCTTTCAAACCAACTTCTTTCTAACTTATAGATAGATTGCCATGTTGTTATGACAATTGGACGATTATCATTCTTCTCACGACCACTATAGATTTTATGGCAGTGGGTCTCAACGTCCCAGCCATATTCCTCAAAGTCCTTATACATCTGCTCTACCAGACTGGTCGTGGGAACAACTACCAGAATATTTTTCCCATGCTCAGCGTAATATCTTGCTAATGAATAAATCATCAGAGATTTGCCTGACGCAGTGGGAGATATCAATAGTCTTCGGTTGTGTCTTAGAGCATCGAATACTCCCTCGACTTGGTATTGTCGTGGCTCGTGGACCGAAATAGATTTAATATAATCCTTGACTCCCTCAAAAGAAATAAACTCATTCTCCTCATAAGGAGTGCCGTAGAATTTATTATCTTCAAACTTGTAACTGTACCCATAGTTCTTACAGAAGGATACAATCTTATCTAACAGACCGACGTAGATTTGTTTGGAACGCATATCAAAGAGATGTATCTCTCCGTTCCAGTTTCTACCACGGTACTGCGGCATAAATTTTGCATTAGGAACCTCAAACTTAAAGTGATCTCTAAGTTCATATTCAATATGAGGTTCAGTTTTTACTTTTAAAAAAACTTCGTTGGATTTTGATATAACAAGATTTGCTGTCGTATCAATCACGTAGATCCATTCATCTACGAATATTTATTACATATTCGTAAACCTGTGTTCAAGCATGATTCTATAGAAATGATCTCGCATAGCAAGTAAATCTTCTTGCTCCACAGGATCTCCGCCAGACCATTTTTCACAGGCTTGTTTAAGTCCTGTGTAGATAATACGAACTGCTTGAATGGGCAGTTCTAATTGATAGTACTGATCTTCGTCTTCCATTTGGTTATTTAGTATTCTGTATCCAATTTTTGATACTAGACAAGTCCCACTGACCATATTGTTCGGGCACTGATTGATCATCCATCAAAGACCATACAGACTCCATGGATCGATCACTACACACATTCACTAAAGCGTCAAATAAATTATCATCAAACTTTAATGAAGTTGCATATTCCCAAAAAGGAGTGTTGTATTTAGATCCAGCCTGATACAACCATAGCAAGTAATTTTGAATTTTCAATATGTAAGAATATATTTCTCCATGAATATATTTTTTTGATAAACTACCCTTCAGATAACTCAAGTAAGTACCAGTTGCACGAATATATGCTGGGTTTGAATTAGCTTCTAAAGGTTCTATAAACATTAATTTATTACCATTCAAAAAAATTCTATCATCAATCATGAATTGATTAGATATGTAATTTGAAAAATTTAAATTATCAGTAGAATCAATTCCAAATATATCTCTAAAGTTTTCTCTTGCTTGTTCTACTGTTGTTATATCTTTGTTGAAGAGATACCCATGAGAAACGGAATCTACGTTTGGAATTCTGAAACACCATCCATCTGGAGTAGCTACACAATCCGTCCAGTGAAGGTCATCTTCTTTTTCAGATCTACCCAGTAATACAGAGTTAATTGGATTAGTAAGTGTGGTATAATTATCAAAAGATGCTGGTTTACCAGAACAGTCAATAATATAATCCGAATCTACATCGTTATAATCTTTTACATTTTTTTCTATCACCTTAAATTTGTTTGATGAAAGAATAAATTCTCTAAATTTATTGACATCGTAGTGTGCTGCAGAATAACCCATACCAAAAGGATGAAAGAATTTGTCTTTCTTCTTTCCCCAGTTTTTGTACATGATTCCATGTTTTATCGTAGCTTCAAATGGGTTGTCTGCCCAATCAACATCAAAGACTACAGATAATAGATTCATTATTCCAGGAACAGTTCCTTGCCCTACTTTTTCTGGTGGGACGTTAGGATCGTGAATGAGTTCTACTTCCCAGTCAGGCATATTTACAAATGCATAATATCCTTGAACTGCAGATAACAAACCTGCTGATCCTGCTCCAATAACAGATAATTTTTTCATCCCAATCCTGCGTTAAATCTCATAAACTCTATTGCATTTTTAATTTGATATGTGCGATTAGTAATTTGTTTTAGAATACTTTCGATGTATACTAACATCGTATCATAGTAGTCTATCTTTAAACACACTGTAGACAATTTTTCGTCAGCGTCAAGATACTTCTGCATCGTATCCTTGTCACGAATTTTTTTTGGAAATGGATTCTCTATGTATACATCAGGGTCTGCTTTACCGCTGAAGTATTCGTAACGTTCGTGTCTGATATTCTTTCTCTGCTGCTCAGCTTTCTTTCTCATCAAAAAGATGGTATTATATAATTCAAAATACTTCGCATGGAGAGTGGGAATGTTTGTGGACTCCGTATGAAGGTTGTCCATGTCAATCTTAGAATCTTTCTCCCACATCTCTTGAAGTTTATCAAGATCGATCATAAAGGATTGTTTTCCATATCTACTATATTGTAGATAGTATACTTGAAACTTACGTCTGCTGTAAAGTACTCGATATCTGTATCAGTTGCATCAAAAGTGACAGTTGATAACGTATATGGAAATACATCTTTAAAAGTAACTTGAAACTTAGGAACAAGGTTATTGCTGAGGATTTGTAGTGTAGCATCTGAGTAGATGTTTAATCCTTCCCTGGTGTATGTTCCACCAATATCACCCTTTCCAATTTTTTGAAGTTCTCTAATATCTTTTTCTGATTCTGGATAACCAAGTCCACGGATCCATTTTTGCAGTTCCATGTAATTTTTGAGATCTTCATCAACTAAGAATCTCAAAGTTAGATCTCCAAATTGAACCTTATCTCCAGGAACATCAACGTCCTTGAGGTAAGATGGTTGAACTGCAACACCAAGATCCAGAGATGGTATGTTTGCTTGATTGCAGAAGAAAGCAACTCCTGGACTTCTCTTAAGGGCAAATTTAAATCCAGTGGGTGATAGGAAGTTCCTATTTAAAATAGGAGTTCCTAGTCTAGCTTCAGATATACCGTCTCTAGCAGCCATAATTATTCACTAACAACAGTGGCGTTGGCAAAATGCTTAGGAGTGTAAGTTACACCGTTTTTGGTGACAGTGGTTGCT